GTTAATGAGTATGGGATATTTACTGAATATGTTCCTGGATTATTTTCGTCTAAAGCAGATGTTAAAGTAACCAATAAAGTTGTTGGAAGTACGGCAGGGCTTACTAGTGGATCGCTTGTAACATCATATACTTTGACTGTTGGCAGAGAGTCTGCGGTTGCAACATCTCCGTTCCAAAACACCTGATGTGTTATAGGAGATTGTGAACCTATTAAAATCTCTGCCATAATAAAGGGTTAAATTAGTTGTAGTAATCCTGCACTTCTTTTGGATTAGCTAACCTAAAACCCTCCTCCTTATCAAAAATTTCTTGAGCCTTGTCTGAAACCATTGCAACGAATGGGTGTTCTTTTGTGAACGTAAATCCCATAATATCATACCTAAAGTTATCTCTAGTCATTCTTACTAATACAGTGTTTTCGGGTTGTTCTGCTTTTGGATCAAATTTCGGTAGAGTCTCTTCTAGCATGTCTTCTGTCTCTTCTTCCATCTTATTAATGGTCTTGTTATATACAGACCAAGTTACGCCTTCTTCCGCCAGAGCGGCAATAATATCGTTTTTGTTTTTTAAGCCTTCTGTGTCAACTGCAAAGTCCTCTGCAATTTTTCTAAGCTCTGCTACTTTTAATGTCTCGAATGACATATCTTCTCCTTTGTTAGGTTATTCAATTATAGCATTATTAAATTAAAATGAAAAGCCCCCAAACTTAATCGGGGGCCTTTCGTGAGGATTAAATCCTATTATGAAGCTACTTTTACGTTCTTTACTACGACCCAAGCGTCAGCTTGTTCGATCTGGACGCCAACACGAGTATACATTGTGTACTCGACTGAGTCCTTACGTGGCCAGAAGAAACGGTAAACAGTTACATCACGCTTGATTCCGATAACTACGTTATTTGGGAATGACAAGTGGATATCTCCGTGTGAGCCAGTTGCTGCTGAATAATCACCAGTCTGTGTCTCATTTAGAAGTGGAACTTCGATGATCGGAATACCGAATGCGAATGGTGCCACATATCCTGCAGGTCCACCTAGAGGTGCAACTGCGCCACGGATAACGCTTGATGCGATATCTTGTGGAATTGTCTGGTTTGTACCAATGCTGTTAGCATATAGGAAGTCCTGAATTAGGTTTGATCCTGCTAAGAAGCGAAGGTCTCCACGACGTTGCTTGTACTTACGTGGCATTGCCTTAAGGGCGCTGTTAAATACAGCACGACTTACTGCGGCTCCAGCTGCGTCAACGACGCGACCTGATGTCTTTGCCTTCTTTACTACGCCATTGAATGACTTGTAAAGATTGTCTGATGTTAGAGATGTATCTCCGTTAAGAACTACATCTTCAATATCGTTACCTGCTTGTGTTGCCATCAAACGTGCAATATGATCTTCTAGATCTGCACCCTCGATGTTGTCTTCTAGAGACTCTGTTGAAAGCTCCCAATCCATGCGAAGTTTCTTAGTTGTTAAAGAGATCTTTGAGAAAGTTACTGCGTTATTAGCTGCAGTATCATCTGCCTCAGTAGCAAGCTTCATAAGCTTCTCGCCAACTGACATACGATCAATTTCTGTTGTATCTGCTTTCATTCTAACTGTACGTGCGACTTTTCCAATTACGGTTGCGTCGAATATATAGTCTAAAAAGCGAGCTGATTGTTCTGGATTTAACAGACCACCGTTACCACTTTCTGATGCACGATGTACTCCTGTTCCACCTGTAGTGGATGCAAAAGTTCCTGTTGCTGTGGTATTTGCTGCCACTGCCTTTTCTAATGTTTCATTGCTCATTTATATTTCACCTACCCTTTAGTTAAATAGTTCGTTTACGGAACCGAGGAAAGAACCGTTCCATTTTGATTTTTTTATTACTACTTCCTGAGACCCGCCAAGGTCTGAGGACTTCTTAATTGCAGTCTCTGATTCTACTGCATCGACACGCTTTTCTACACCATCAATCGTGTTCTTGATGTTTTGTACAGCGCTTGAAAGTGCTGTGTGTTGTTCTGCTAACTCTGAGATTCGGCTATCTACGCTCTTGCTGAACGATTCAACAGTATCTTTGATTGTTGAAACTTGTGCTGCATTTGCTTCTGAAACCTTGCTCAGTGTCTCTGAGAAAAATCCTTTAAGGTCACCTAGCATTTTTGCAAAATCAGGTTCATCAACCATAACTTCTGATACGTCGGCTGCTTTTTCTAGAGTTTCGGCAGAAGCGTCTGCCGCTGCGTCTGCAACTGCTGGTGCCTCTTCAGCAACAACTGGTGCATCTTCTACTGCAGATACTACTACAGTCTCTTCAACTGCTGTGTTTTCTGTATTTTCTGACACTTCATTACCTCCTTCTACGTTTGCCTGTTTTGCAATTGTTTGTCTTTCAGGCAACGATAATCTTGATTCTAAAAATGAATCAAGAATTCTATTTATTTCTTTTCCTTTATTAATATCATTTGACTCTACCCATCCAATTAGCGTTGCTGGCTTTCCAGTCGCTGGAGATGTGTATGAAGAATCTTGTGACATAAATACGGATTTAGTCTCTTCACAATAAAAAATATTTTCTGTTAAAACTTCTGTTGCAATTCCTTTGAACATTAATTGACCATTCATTTTTTGAATAGACAAGATATTGCATAATTCGTTTGCTGGAGAATCTACTACTGACAACTCCATCAAAGAGTATTCTTTAATAAATCTAACTGTCTGTCCTGTTGCTTTGTTAACTTCGTTTTCAGAATCTTTAATCTTTCCGCCAATTGAGAATCCTGCTAAAGTTCCGTCTAGAATCTTTTCCCATGTATCCTGTGCGCCTTTAGAGATATATGCATCTACATATACTCCGTTATAAAACTCTTTGGTTTCAGGGTTGTAAAAAGTCTCTGGTTTAAAAGAAACCATTTTGCCTACTGCATTTGATCCATGCATTTCACGGATATTGCCTCGGAAATTTTCAAAAGCTTTTAGGCTTGCTTCTGCGGTTACCACGTCATTGGTTTGATCAACATTGTCTAATGTTGCAAATCCAGAGACGGTCCTTTTTTCACGGTTGACCTTTGTAAATGGCACGGACAGTGTGATGTCGTCGCCAATAGATGACCAATGAGATTTTTCAATATTCATATGCTTAATTTTATCTTTTAAGATGTAAAAAGGCAAATAACTGGTTGCCTAATAATTAAGAAGTTGCTCTTCCCTCGCCTTTTGGATTTCTGGCCTCCCCTGAAATATCAGGTGTGTTAGAATCTCTGTCCTGAGTTCTCTGTCTAGTATTCAAAGCTTGGGCTGTTTGTTCCGCTTTATCCTGAGACTTCAAATCAACGACCTGATCTCCACCCTGTCTTGGGGACATTCCTCGTCTAATTCTTACCTCATTTGGGGTAATAACCTGCATCCTCAAATATCTCTCATCAATCTTAGACTGAGTATCTTCGTCTGTTAGGGTTAGCTCATTAAAGTGTAAAACTAATACATCTGTCTTTTCAGCAATTATTCTATTTAATTTCTTTTCCAAAATGTCCTGTGCTGGTCTACAGACCTGCTCTTTAAACATCTTGTCTGCATCTCTGGCTGAGGATAGGCTTACTCCTTCTGGAACTCCAATTTTATTTATTGGAACTCTGTGAGACAAAAGAATTTCATCACGATTTGATTTTCTGTAAGTGTTGAAAGAAGAGTCTTGAATGTTTGCTTCAACTGGCTCCATCTTAAACTCTACCTTTGAATCAGAAGAATCTGGTGGTAGAGGAACATAAAGAGATCTATGATTCTTTCCCTTTAAACCTACCTGGAAAAATTCAAGTAACTTTCTCTCTGACTCAGGAGATAGTTTTGCTCCCTTAACTGTAATAATATATCTTGGAACAGCTTTGTTTTCAAAGTAATCTAGGTTATACTTTCCTGCAAACTCGTTTCCTGCCATCGCATTTTGAGAAGCAACAATATCTGGGATTCCATAATAGTTGTTCATAGGGGTATACTTCTTAAAATGAATAATTTCGTTTGGACGATCTGCATCTCCAGCAATTGGATTCTCTGTTTCTTGATCTCCAAAGTTTCTAAAGAATACAGCCTTTCCGTAAAGCAATTGAATAAAGCCGTCTCTTAGTCTACGGACTCTCATTGTCTTTGATGGGATATGTCCAATATATCCAATGTTTCCGCTTGTTGTTCTACCGATTTCTAGGAAGCCATTTCCTGATGCTTCTAGATCTGTGTATACCTTTACCAAGGTCTCTACAAAAGTCTCTTCCTCATTTACGTCTTCTAACCAAATCTCTAGCTGTTGTCTTATTCTATCCATTTTTCTTCGTGCACGGTTTAGTTGTGTCTCGTCTGAAATGTTGTCTAAAGCCTCTATTGCTTTTCTGCTTTCTACAAATGAGTAGCCTAGTCCTACGATATTTGCAACCTTAGCATTAATCGCTGCGTAGTTGTATGGAGATATTTCATAAATTGTTGAAAGGTATTCTAAATTATATGTTGGCTCAACAAGGTCAAATAATGCGTATCCAGTTACAGCCTGTTGTAGTAAGTTTTGTTGTGTTGCAGTTCCGTCTATTCCAGAAAGTCTTTTTTGAAATTCTCTAGAAACCTTACGTTTAAAAGCTGGGCTTAGACCACTAATCTTTTTTAAATCTTCACCCTCTACTTTGAATGGATCTGTTTGAATTACTACTGGCTGGCTAAAGTTAAAAAGATCAGAGGAGTTTGATATAGAGACTTCGTTGTTAAATGTATTATCTTCTTCTACGTGTTCCATTATCTACCACTCTCTCTTTTTAAAGACTTCATTTCATCCTTATAGCTTCCGATATCAAAAGGATCTGGGACTAGTCCCCATTTAAGTCTTTGTTCTTGTTCTGCAAATTCTTCGTCATTAATCTTTCGTCTGGCCGAAAGAAACTTAGGCTGTCCCTCGTAAATACCGTACGAGCTAACCTCACGAGCCAAAGCATCGATTCTGGATCTATTTCCTTTTTTGGACGTGACCGAAAGAAAGTTACCATCATCGTCTCCAATCCATCTGCCATCTGGCATTTCCCAAACGTATATCCCTAAAATGGAATCTTCTATAACTTCTTTTTTAATGTTCTTAATATCCATAGTATTTTATTTTACCATTATTTCCTGTTTAAGTCCAGCTTTTTGTCACGGGCTGTGACACAATTATATACTTTCTACCACGGTCCAGTCATAATTATAGTAGTTAAACGAGTTTTCTGTCATAGAGGCTAACGAATTAGATACTACCTGAGGGGATGTTCCCTTATATAGGGATAGGTGCTCTATGGATTTATTGAGCGTAAACTCATAATCGTATATGGCTATATTCTGATAAAGAGCCTCAATTGCTCCCGCTGAAGAATGGTTTATCTTAATATCTCCAGATATTGGGCTAGTAAAGGTAATTACTACATGGTAAAGGTGATCTTTGGTGAATAAGTTATTGATATCCGTCTCTGTGCTTTTATCTACTCCATTTACATAGATCTTGCTTATATTGGTTTTGGCTATAACGTTTGATGACCAAGATAGGTTAGAGGCAGAATATCCTGATCCCGCTGCTGAGTTAACTATTCCTCCATTGCCTAATGTAGATGGGGTATAGAAAAACTCTAAAGTTTTAACAAGCATGGTGGTGCTTAACTTAAACCCAGATCCTGCTTTTACGGAGACTCCATTTCTAGCATCTCTAGAAAGAATCTCATAGGTATTGTTGCTTAGGCCAATGTCTTTTACAGAAACTCCGCTAACACCCTCAAGTGTTGAGATGTACGAAGAAGAGTTATTTGAATAGAATCTTTGATTATTATAGAAGCTTATTGATAGGCCAGAAAGTTTTGGCAAGTACTTGCTATCGTCTGTAGTGGTCATAACGATTCTGATATAAAGATTTCTGGATGTGCTAAAAGAAGACAGGGAGTATTGAGGAACTGGCTGTCCATTTATACAAGATACGTAGTTTGTTCCGTCTATACTAGTTAGAACTGATACCCCGTTATCCCCGTCCCATTCAATTCTTGATGAATCCATTTCTGGTCCAGTTGGTATTGTAAAGAAATCATTTATTGTTACTGTTTTTGACACGCCCGTACCTTGAGCAATCTTTATAGAAAAATCTTCAGTATCGTAGAATAAGTCATTGCTTAAAAAGTTTTCCCAGGACTTATCTGCTGGGTATGAATAAGAATATTTTGTTGTTATAGCATCATCAAATGCTTCAAATAAATGACCTGAGTCTGGATATACAATTTCAGAAGAGTCTATTGAATGTCCTAAGTCGTAGTGAGATTGAATGTTTTCTGCTGACAGAGCATATCTATATAAAGCAACGCAGTTTATGAGCATGTAGTCTTGTGAAGTGTTTACTGGTCCTGAGGCTAAAACTACTTCTGTGTTTGTAAAGACATTTCCCGATAAAGATTTTTCCGCCTGTAATTCTCCGTCTATAAACAAATAAGCATTCTGGCCAGTGTAGGTAGCGACTATGTGCATTGACTTTCTTTTATATGGAATAGTCCAGGAAATCTGTTGAGTATCTAGTTTAAATACAATGTTACCTTTATCATAGAACAGCCCAATATCATTAGTTGAGTCTCCAACTATTGGAATCAAAGAAGTAGAAGTTGTATTTATATTCACCCAGCATTCTATACTAAAATCGTTATCATAGGAATTTAAGTTTGCAAATCCTGCGCTTGGGTTAGTTCCTGAGTAATCATTTAATACTGGATAGATAATTGTTGCTACCCCAGATAATTTTCTAGATTGAGAAAAACCAGAAACTAGTGGTAAGAATCCAGAGTATATTGTTCCCAGGTATATCCCGTTATTTTGAGATCCAGATATATCTGCAATAGTAGCTCCGCTTAATTCGGCATAATTATCAAACCCATTTAGGGTTGCTGTGTAGTTAGCATAGTTAGATAAAAGTTGTTGAAAAGTTAAAACTCCGCCACTAACAACAGATTCCGCTGGCCAAAAGGCAAGCGGATAATCTGATAATATTTTATATTTATAGGACACTTTACAGTGCTGCTATTTGAGTTTGTTTTTCAGAAATTGATGTTGCTAGGTCAGACAATCTTTCTGCATCTGGTGCAGATTTAGCATTTTCTACTAGAACTTCAACTTCTAAAGCATACATCTGATATTCGAGTGATCGAATAGACGCTTGCTTAATAGCTGCCTTTTCGTCATTTGTTAACTGGGTATATGTTGGCATGGTTCCTCCTTTTTATATTATAGCATTTAGCTTTGATTATTCAAAGCCTGAACTTCTGATAGTAAAACTTCTTTTTCGTTTAGGATACTGTCTAAAACAGACTGTCTTGTAGGCTTGCCTTCAGCGTCTGCGTTTGGATACTCTGCAACATTTTCAGATAAAATATCTATATGAACCTGTA